ACGACTGGCTTATGGAAATGCGTCAACACGTTGAGACGTCTTCCTATGTCGCACAAGGCGAGTACGAAACGCCGACTGGGGTCAAGAAAGCAGCCATCGCGCTTCCCGGACTCAAGTCGATGTTCTCTCACATAGCCGACATCCTGGACGACACAAGAAATCGCCACAGCATCACAGTAGCCGACCCGCTTACTCCGCAAGGCTTGATCCTCCAGATTCTTGACCGAATAACTGGAGTCGGTGTAGACAGGGCGATGAAGCTCTACTCCGTAATTGAAGGCAAGAAGCTACCGGTAGAATGCTATCTGGTAGTGGCATTCCGTGTGGATATTATCGGAGCCGGAAAGAACGCCGTAGCTCCATACGAAAAGCGTGACAGCAACACGTGGTGGTCGGAGCAAGACCTTGAAACCACAGTGGTTCAGATGCTCCATATGGATAGGGAAGACGCTGTGAAGTTCCTTGACGGACAAGTGGAACAGAAGGTGATCGAACGTGTATCCGGAGGATTCGCTCCGAAAGCAGTCATGGACGGACTTCGGAAGATGGCCAGCCTCAGACACTCTGACGTAAGCCCGATCGCCATAGATTTTGAGGACGACAGCCCACTTACCCAAGAACAGAGGAAGGCCATCAACGACTGTCTGTCCAGCGGTATGTCGATAGTGATCGCCCCAGGCGGTAGCGGAAAGACCTTCTCCCTCAGCTACGCCATCAAGGAACTGATTTCACGAGGGTACTCGGTAGCGGTCGTCGCTCCGACTGGCGTGGCTTGTGAGACCGTCCGTTCGGATGTTCGCAAGAACATTGAATATAAATTTATCGAGTGTCTTGCTTCGAAGGATGTCCGTACGATTGACTGGTGCCGATGCGCTCCCACTGCGCCCAAAGACGTGGACGTCCTGTTCGTCGACGAATCATCCATGATGGACTACGACCATCTAAACGGACTTCCGAACTGCAAGTACCTAATCCTAATTGGAGACCTCATGCAGCTCCCGCCTATCGGAATGGGCTCGCCGCTTAGCGATGCACTCAAGTTCATAGAGCCGGTCACCCTCAAGGCTAACATGCGAGCTAAAGACAGTCCGGAGCTTGCGGCCAGACTTGACCGTGTGCGAATGAAGCATGAACTTGTGTATCGTGAATTCGGTGACGATAACAAGATGCTGTACAGCAAGGACTGGAAGTACCAGAAGATGCCTTCTAGCGGAAAGGACGCACAGACAAATGCCAGCCTTGCAAGGGAACTCTATTCAAAGTGTCTGGAGTCCGGATACATGTACAGCAAGCTCTGCACCGCCTACAAGTACGGTGCTACCGTGACGTGCCTCAGAAAGGACATAATCATCGCGGTGAACAGATGGTTCATCGGCAAGGAACGCGGTTCCTCAGACGATGAACTCAAGGCTCTCGCTGCAGAAATCCAAGTCCGCAGCCTCGTGAATAAGAAGCAGTCGGCAACGCTCTTTGGTGACTACGATATCGATATGGGGTTCAAGCCGGGTGACGAAGTCGTGTGGATTTCCGCTCGTGAGGATGTCCCCAAGAACGGAGGGCGCGAGTCCGTCTATTCCGGATTTGTCGGAACAATCACTGGCGACGACGGGGAATGCTATACCATCAAGTTCCCCAGATGCGAACTGTCCGTGCTCAAGTCCGAATGCACCGAAAAGCAGACTCCCATCTACCTCAGTAGAGCAAGGAACATCCACAAGCTCCAGAGTCTCGGTGCAGATGTCGTGATGTACATCGTTGACCGCGTGACTAACAAGAGGGATTCCAACGGAGCTTGGCAGTCCATCGTAGACCTTTCCGAAGCCTACACGAGCGTCAGCCGCAGTAGGAAGTGGTACATCATCGCGAACGCATACGGAATCAAGATCGCGAACCGCCTTTCGGATAACACATACTCGATTATGCTCGAAGAAGCACCGGCTGTTGACAGTGCCGTCGACAAGTTTTTAAATTAATTTACTACGACACAGGAGCCTCTATGGCAAAAATGGCAGTGAAGATAACGCAAGCTCAGTTGCTCGAAGCGGCAACGAAGATTGCAGAAGACAATAAGGTTCTGGCGAGAGTACTTGTCGTGCTCCACCAGATGAGACTAGAACCAGCAGTAAACTCGGAGACGGCTTGGATTCACAAGCCTAGCGGTTCAGTAAAGGAAGGCGACAAGCTTGGTCTGGAAGTCAAGGCGAAGCTGAAGGACTTGAACTTCGATGCTGACTTGGTAGACGTACTCGTGTCACTGAAGGATGCGAAGTCCCAGTGGGAAGGATTCCTTGACGTGGTCGAAGGTCTGGCACGCAAGGCACTGAACGAATTCACGTTATGGCTGGAGACCTTCTATGATCTTGGTGCGACGCGGTGGTCGGAAGTCGACGACCAGTGCTGGGGCGACACGATGCACTCATGGGACGATGAAGGAAGGAAGATCATCGTAGTGCCTTCCGAAAGGCGCAATGGCGGAAAGGAGTACAAGGTAGTCGCGCTAGACCCAGACGACATCGTATCGAACGCCTATGGCCGAACCGAAAGCCTTGCTGACAACGTGAACAAGTACTTCACGAAGAACATGGTCAAGGCAACCAAGACCCATCTGTATGACGAAAAGACCTACCCCGTGGACAAGATTACCGGAAAGTATCTAAGTGCCGCCGCGATTGATTCCGGCATCTTGGCCCATACGCTCGTTACGAACAACCTAGATGGTAAGGCCGTCGGTCTGCGTCTGGCCCCAGGTGGAGACGGATTGGACAACAAGATGCTTACTCCGACGGCATACCTAAAGCGGACGTTTGTCAACTTGATCGCAAACAAGGACAGACAGATAGAACATATCAGCGCGATCAGCAACGACCCAAACGAACCGACGCTCTGCTATATCCGAAAGGACTATACGGCAGCGGAATGCCCGACATGGATGCGCTGGATTGAAGAATCATTCAAGAATCCGAAGGAAGACAAGGAATACTTCATGGCGTGGTGCGGTTCGCTGTTGGACGCCAAGAATACCGGTAAGCAAGCATGCTACATCCACGGCTTCGGCAACATGGGTGCATCGAAAGTTTCCGGAGCATTGGCGAAGGTGCTAGGCCGTGCGGCTACAGCCATCAGCGGTTCGAAGTCCATGACGAACCAGTTCGGCACTGCAAAGCTTGAAGGGAAACGGTTGGTGGTAGTAGCCGACAACAAGAACACCAAGATCCTCATGACCGAGTGGGTTCACAACCTTACTGGCGGAGACATCGTTGACGTAGAACGCAAGGGCAAGGACAGCCATGCTGCACAGCTTATCGGTAAACTGCTTATCTGTGGCAATGTGCCTCCAGAAATCAACTTCGACGAACAGAACCAGCGTTCAAGGTGTCTGTACATTCCGCTTAAGCGACTCAAGGACAGCGACAAGGCCAAGATGAGCAACTACCGCCAGCGTGAAGACGGATCGTACATCATGGTCGGTGACGCATCGCTAAAGCAGAAACTTGAAGATGAAGCTGAGGCATTCCTTGGGTCATGCTGGGAAGTCTACGAACGTCTTGCTCCTACACGTGCGGATATCCTGATTTCTTCCGAAAAGGAAGCCGCCATGGAAGCGGAACTTACCGACACCGAAACATTCAACATCGCACGACTGATGGATACTTGTTTCGAATTCGGAGAAGGTGAGGACTTCACCGCTGCACCAGATGAAGTGTACGAAACGTACAAGTCGGAAGCCAAGATGTACGGTCTTTCGGAAGATAATTCCTTCTACGGCGGTCGAATCAAGGCTTACTTGCTCAACCGTGGGGTTGAGTTCGTTGCACGGAAGGCCAAACGTGTGGATGGGAAAGTAGTCCAGACACCAGCGCATCTACGCGGTATCCGGATCAAAAAGTAAACTTCCCTTTACATACCGTGGAGTCTCCGTAATATTCGGAGACTCTTATTTTTTACTTACATTGCCAATCAACACTGTTGATAAGTTGTGATGTAACAGGGATGTAACAGGGATGTAACAGGGATGTAACAGGTACCCTCCCTGTTACACTTCTAGCCCTACTGCCACAAGGGTTCCAGCCCGATTGATATGGGTGTAACAGGAAGGGGGTCTATTTTATGGCGAAAAGCTAAAAATACCACTCTCCGACCCTACCTTTTAATCTGACGGAGACGCCGAAAAAGGTACCTGTTACACCCAGTTACACCACTCAAATGTAACCAAGAAGTTACAGAAAATATCTTCCGACCCCTTGAAATTTCCTTGAGAATTATATAAACTTAGAAAGGACGCACACGTAAGACGTCCAAAGGAAAATATCATGGAAAAGTTAGCAATCGACTTTGAATACCACGCCGCACCGAACGGCGGCACCATCGAGCACCTCATCTGTTGCGTAATCTGCGACAAGAACGGAAAGGAAGCCAGATACTGGCTCCGTGACGGAAGGGATACCGCCAAGCTCATAAGGCACCTGAAGGCATTCCGTACTAGGTTCGTGTTCGTCGCCCACGCTATGGAACTCGCTGAGGCACAGTGCTTCAAGCTTCTCGGACTAGATCCAACCACATTTCGATGGCGCGACACTTGGCTCGAATCCTACATCCTATCAAATTCATTCTTCACCAATCCACGAGAAAACTGCTCGCTTGCCGAATGTCTTGCGAAGTACTGCGACATCCAGATCGATATCGAGTACAAGAAGGAATGCCGTTCGTACTGCATCCTTGACAAGACCGAAGGACACGAAGTCGACATTCTCGACTACTGCGCATCGGACACCAAGTACTTGCATATTCTTGCAGACACGATTCTCCGTATGTACGCCCAGCTTATCAAGAACGGCTTTGCAATTCACCGCGACTGCAACTTCAGCGAAGAGTCATTGGTCGACCTTGCGTATGTCGTGAACTGCAGCTCCGAGATCGCGAGCCGTGGAATTCCGGTGGACGTGGAAACTTGCGAGAAGCTCAAGGCCAAGGTTCCGCAGATGCTCATGACGCTCAAGCGCGAATTCGAAGACAAGTACAAGGGCACCTTCGCATTCTCCCAGTTCAAGGGTGCGGAGAAGGCTACACGGAAGCTCAGTTCCATCTACTCGTGGCTCGAAGAGTTCATCAAGGAAAAGAAGCTGGACAAGGAATGGCCAAGGACGGCTAACGGTTCCCCCAGCACCGATTCCAAGCTCCTCAAGGACTTCAAGAACATCAAGGGTTTCGCTGGCGATTTGTACCACCTCAACAAGTCTTGCACGTCGGTACAGGGCCTCGTGAAGGACAAGGATCCGTGGCTGGCTAACCTCGTGGATGGCCGACTTATGTACCGCTCACTGCGTCCGATGTCCAGCTCTACCGGCAGATGCCAGCCTAAGATTTCGCAGGGGTTCGTTCCTGGGTTTGCCCACTTCTTGTACTGTATGTTGAACCCTAAGCCGGGCAAGGTCTTGATGGAAATCGACTACCACGCGGAGGAGACCGCACTTCAGGCGGTTATCTGCAATGACCCCAAGTACGCAGAAGTGTACAATGCACGTGACACGTACTTGTGGATGGCGTGGCAGCTCGGACAGATTTCGACAGACCAGTACAACGCAGACCCCGGAAACGACAAGAAGTGGAAGGAGTCGCTTGGCGACATCCGTTCGCCGATGAAGACGTTTACATTGGCGTGGTCTTACGGTGCTGGTTTCCGCCATCTGGCGTCGCTCGCAGGGATTCCGGAAGCGAAGTCCGAACGCTGGGTGCATGACCTCAACTACAAGGTCTTCAAGGAGGCGTTCAAGTGGAAATCCGGACTCGTAGCCGCGACTGCTCCGACTAGCCTCAAGTACCAGACCATCTGCTTCCCGGACGCATTTATGTGCCGCACTATCCGCTACAAGGGTGAACAGCCGAAGAGCGACACGGTTAAAATGAACTTCCCGTTCCAAGGGTTCGGGGCATATCTGTTGCGCGTACTCATCAAGAAGTGCCACGAGCTGGGTCTTCCGGCCATCGCCACCATCCACGATGCCATCCTTTTCGAGATCGACGAAGGCGACCAGCAGATGGTGGACAAGTGCTTCAAAACGATGACCGATACCGCAAGAGAACTGCTCGGCAGCGACTTGCTCCAGTGCGGTGCTCCGGTGTTCTGGCGCAACCACACGCTCTCCGACATCCTCGAAGCCGACCTCGAAACCGAAGAAGGTATCAAGGCGTTCAAGGAAAAGGTGGGCGACCTCGTGGAAATCAAGGATGTCGTGCAGTTCCAGAAATTTATGCGAGAAAATTCGGAAAAATAGTTGCCGAACGGAACAAAATATACTATATTTATATCAGTGACGAAATGACGGCCTCCGTCGCTGATTACTTGAAAACTTTGTTCGCCAGCCGTCGGCGAAGGAAAAAATGCATTATGATGCTTGCTCAAGCTAACGCTAACAAGGCTCTCGAAGACGCCTCCAAGTCTTCCAACAAGACCCCCAACATCGAGTCCGGTCTCTATCCGGCTTGCGTAGTTGGTATCCAGGGCGTGACTTCCACTTACGAAGGCAAGGTGAAGTCGGGCTACAGGTTCATCTTCCAGTATGAGGACGATGACGGAGTCCGCTGGCACATCGCTAGCAAGCAGTTCGATTTGAATTTCTATGAAAAATCGAACTTCGCGAAGATGATTACCGCTTGGACTGGATGCCAGAACACGCCAGAAGCGATTATGGATATCCTCCAGAAGGGTAAGAAGGTCGCCGAAGACGGTTCCATCGTATGGGAAAAGTTCCTTGGTGCTCACACGGCTCTTATGCTTGAGCTTGTTCCTTCCAAGAAAGACCCGGAAAAGAAGTTCGTGAACCTCACGAGTTTCCATCCGTGTACGAAGAAGACTGGCAAGATCGAGCCGAAGGCTGACGAAGAAATTCCGTACTTCCTCGGAGAAATCTACAATGGTAAGGTGGAGGATGCCGTATATTACACCGGCATGAAGCTCTCCGAAAAGAAGTCCGACGACAAGAAGTCCGCAGAAGCCGACAAGTCGTCCACCGCAGACACTGCGGAAGACGAAGCGGACTCTGATTTGCCGTTCTAATAATTTATAGCCATGGGGATGGCTCCTTCGCCCCGCACTGCTTAGGGGTTTTGGTGGTGCGGGGCTTTTTCTTTCTTTCCGACCCCGAAGAAGGTAAAAACAATGACCAAACTCGAAGAATATCAGTATCTCAGCGACCTAGTCATGCAAGCTGCACTGTGGCGCGTGGACAAGGACGAAGGACGCGTAGCGCTTGAACTTGAAGTGCTCGAAAGACTCAACAATCTCAAGGAAGAGCTGAACGGATGTGATGGGCCGAAAGTGACCACTACATCGACCAAAGACTACAAGGCCAAATGGGCCGAAGGCAAATGTCGTATCGGCGGTAAGTGGTTTAAGAAATCCGACTGCGTCCAGGTCCCGCGAAAAGACGGATTTGGCTGGAAGTGGGCGCTGAAGAGCGAGGTTGATGATGTCCCATCCGAAGAAAGGAACTGAAGCGTACCTGCGCGAGCGACAGCGGGATCGTGAGCGTAAAGCGAGAAAAAGAGAAGAAAAGCAGCTGGCCAAGCAAAAGCAAGCCGAAATAGAAAAGTCTCCAGAGTCGGCGATGCAAGCTAAACCAGACCCGGACATGTGGACTCCGTTCATGGTTCAAATGCGACGCCAGCAGAGAGAACACAGCAAGTAGCTGTGTTCTTTTTTATTTGTACTTATTACAAGTGTATGGAAGATAGAGTCACAGGCAAGAAGCAAGCAGCAAGAGCTGAAGCCAAGGTGCCGCAGAGTACCTTGAGTTCCTGGCTCGATGCCAACTTCAAGCACGTCACGCTTACTACAAGCATAGGCGAAGGCGGAAAGCGGCTCGTTGTCCCACAACTTAACGTAGAACTCACGATGGCTCTGCTCAGCACTGATTGTTTGGGTGACTGGGCTAAGGTTGCTTTACATTTCGCACCGACAGGAACCATCGTCGACCGAATTCCCAAGGACTTCTACGAAACCAAACTGTTGCTTGTTCGTCAGCTGTTGACAAAGGAAACTATTCTCAATCCTGACAATAAGCTGGCTTTGCGTTACTTACAAGTTCTCGAACGCAGGGACGCCGACCGCTGGGCAGCGAGGAAACAGCAAATGTCGCTAAAAGCCACAGCAACCGAACCGACTGCGGAAGGCGGTTCCAATGGCGGCTCCGGAAAAAAGACAGTCGAATTCAACTTCGAAATCGTCCACTAAGAAGCAAAAGGACGGACTAAGTCCTTGGCAAGCCGACTTTATAGGTGTCGAGGAAGATTCAGAAGGACGTGTGATTACCAACCCGGACTTCGATTCGGAACTCCGTATCGCGTGTACTGGTATTTCAGCCGGAAAATCTAGAGCTTTGGCCTGGTGGCTTATAATGCAGATGGTTCGTCTCAACGGATGCCGTTGCATAGCGATTGCACAGACACACAAGGCGCTCAAGCGCGTTTTGGTTCGTGAACTACAGATTGTCTGTAATCTGTTGCATCTCAGCTACGACTACAACAAGAGCGAGCAAGAGTTTGCCTTGGCTAACAATTCTACGTTGTTCGGATACTCGGGCGAGAATCCTGAGGCCATGTTAGGTCTGTCAGAAATTGACATCTTGGCAATAGACGAGGCTGCTTACTGCCCCGAAGAATGCTACCAGTACGCGTCAGACCGTATGCGTGGTGGCAAGTATGAGCCTATGAGCCGAATGATTTCGTCTCCGCAGTCTATGGCTGCCGAGAACTGGTTTTCAGAGCTCTGCAAGAAACATCCGGAATGCGTAGTCCATGCCACCGCCTTTGACAACAAGTTCACTTCGGACAAGTTCAAGCAGTCCTTGAAAGACCGCTACATCGAAGGAAGCAATGTTTACAGACAGCAAGTGCTGGGCGAAATTTTCGACTTCGACGTTGCTTCCCAGATTGTCATGCGAAAGGACTTTATCGCGGCCAAGCTTATCAGCACAGACAAGCGGTACTGGCTCGGTGCCGACTTCGCTGGTTTGGGTGTCGATACGAACATGGTTGCGGTCATCGATGACACAGGCGTAGTGGACTGGTTCGGAGCACCGGACCTGAACACCCAGCAGAAAACCGAACAGATTTCTGGTGCATGGGAGCACTGGAACCCGGTATCCGCATGCGGCGACCAAACTGGTGGTTATGGACAAGGAGCCATCGACCTCTTGGAAGCGAAGCAGATGCATATGACTGGTGTCAACTTTTCCCAGAAGCCGTTCAACGAAAAGCTCTATCCGAATGCCAGAACTGAGATGTTTATCGAGCTTGCTCAGGCAATCAAGCAAGGCTTCTGGGTTCCGGAGGAGGCGAAGGTCGAACTCCTGGCAATCCAGTACTGCATCGACAACCGTGGGCGTCAAGCCTTGTTGCCGAAAGAGCTGGTCAAGAAGCAGCTAGGAGGCCGCTCTCCGGACTTGGCAGATGCCATTGCACTAGCATTATACGCAAAGAACCACGGCGAAGCCTCGACAGTCAGCGGATATTCAGCAAAACAAGCATCCGACGTCGCCAATAGGCTCATGCGCTTCATGCGGTAGTCCAAAAATCTTGTACTTATTGTGAGTAGAACAATATAGGTGCAAGATGGAAGTTAGAGACATTATCAAAGAAGCACTGAGCAGGGCAAACGTTGTCCCTCGAAAGCAACAGGCGAACGACGCTTATGTCGAGACTGCCTTGCGCCTACTTCAGGGAATCACAAGCCGCTACAACAACCAGTCGCTTCTAGCATTCACGCAGCAAAAGGCTCGCCTTCCGGCGGCTCGTACTATCCATATATACAACAAGGAAGACCTATTCGCCGGAGAGAACCACAGATTTTTCAATTCAGTCGAGGACTTACAGAATCCTCTCAACATTCCGAACGCTGACGACGTAGCCGAAGGCGTGAAGGCCATGATTCTCGGTCAGCCCGGTACAGTCTACGTGGCTACCGATTCTATGCCAGCTCCCATCTGGCAAGCCCGTCCTTTCGACGAGTTCGACGTGGACGACCAGCAGATGGCCGACTACGCCACAGCAAGACACGTGCGCATTCCGAACGTGCAAAAACTCTGTACGCTTTTCGTAAACTCCAGTCCCAGCGGTCTGGTCGAACAGCTCCAGCTTTCTTTCCTCCCTCTCGAAGATTTCGACAGGGCGAGCGCTGCGGACTACGTGTGGACTTACACGGAAATGGCCGAAGGAGAGTTCATCATCCGTACGAAGTCCTATACCGGTAACGGCATAATCGGTCTCGGTGTTACGTATAACCGAGGCTTCAAGGTTGACATCAACGATGACATCCGCATCCCGGACGCCTATCTGGAACTCCTGATTGTTGCCCTTACCTATGCGCTCGCAACCACCTATCCTCGTCTTGACGACGCACAGATGGAACGTCTTGCGAAGGAATTGAGCATCATGGAAACCAACGTGCGTACTCCGAAGGCTGATACCCGAATGGTCAAGCGTGAACGCACCTACAACCGCAAGCTCACCGCGTACGACATCCTCGCCGGTGTGCAGTTCAGATAAGGTAAGCCATGGCAAGTCAGATTAAACTAGTACAGACAATCGCCGGCGGTACGACGCGTAGCCAGATCGTCAAGGTGGGGCTTGCCGACAGTCTCAACATGTATCCGGAGACGCAGCATCCTACCGACCACAGCACACAGCTGCTTGTCCGTTCAATCTGCGGAACGGTTGGGTTTGCTGGTAGGTTAGACGGTGACTGCCGTGGTCTATATCGGGTTAGCCGTGGTCTGGACGGAAACCCGAAGCTCTACGGCGTGTTCGGCAACGTCCTATATCTATTCATGGACGACGGCACTGCTTACGAAATCCAGAGAATCGACACGGCCACGAGCGAATGCCGGTTTGTTGAAACAGGAGGCGAGGGGTCGGTGAATCCGCGTCTTTGCCTCGTGGATGGAGTCAACCTTTATACGGTCGACACTACCCTGTCCGTAGCGGAGCAGCGTCATGACTGTCGTACAATCGAGCTTCCTACCCGTATCAACGACGACTTTACCGCCATCCAGCCGACCCACATTGCATACTTGTTTGGTTACCTTGTCATTAATGATAAAGGAACCGACGCGTTTTACACCAGCATCCAGTATCCTGGTGAAACCTTGGATACCAATAACCAGAGGGACTGGGACTGGTTCCGTTTGGCCAAGACCAACGGTAAGGGTTTCATAACTTATTCGGAATGGAGCACCGACAACACCACAGCGCTTATCAGCAACGGCTCGCGCCTCTACACGTTCGGCCCGAGAAGCTGGCAGATGTTCTCGTACAACAACGACAAGAATCTGCCATTCACGAGCCCGGACAATGCCGCCGGTAACATAGGAATCAAGGCTCCGAACAGTTTGGCCATGCTGGGGCAGACCGTGCTCTTCCTTGGATCTTCTGACGTTGGCGAGAACGGCGTTTTCATGATGAGCGGGGACTCCATCGAGCGCGTGTCAAGTTCTGACATCGAGCGCGAGTTCTCGCTCATGTCTAATACCGAACAGGCCTATTCGAGCATCTGGCAAGAACACCGCCACACGTTCTACAGCATCACGTTCGAAGCGAACAAGATGACTTACGTGTACGACCTCGGAGAGAAGTCGTGGCACCGCCGCGCTTCCTACGACGAGAAGAACAACCTAACGTTCTGGCGCTACCGTCATGCCACGTTCGCATACGGCAAGACGATGGTCAGCTGCGGTTCAGACCTCTGCTACATGGACGAGCACACGTTCGAGGAGTATAACCACCGTCCGATACTCAAGCTCCGCCGTGGTGGATGCGTGACGAGCAACGGATGTCCGTTCTACGTTGACTGCATCGAGCTTGTCTGCAACAACGGCCAGCATACGCTCGACCTGTTCAACCTCATGGACGGTCAGCCGAAGACGCCGAACGACGGCCAGAGGGACATCAACCCTCGCGTGGCCATCCGCTACAGCTGGGACGGCGCCGAGTTCTCCGACTACGAGGACGTGTTCCTCGGAAAGCAGGGCGCATACGACTGGTCTACGATGCTCTGGCATCTTGGTCTGGGCAAGTACTTTACGTTGGAAATCTCGACTACCGAGAGAATACCGTTCTGTATCGAAAACCTCAAGGTCGAGTTCAGCCCGACCAGCAACTTCATCTAGGAGCTTGTATGAAGGAACTTGTACGATACAGCGAGCAGAACCAGAACGTCGAAGCCCTGAAGGGGAAGTACGGCGTCGAAGGCGAGGAATGGGGTTGCGTCACGGTAATCAAGAACGTCGTCTTTGTCATTGCGTACAAAGGCGCGAAGGTGACTGGTTATACGTTACCAGAAGTATATGACGGATTTTTAATTTGTTCTGACGGTACTGCGGTACCGGTCGAGGACTCAACAATTTCACTTGACCTTGGATCGACGGTTTCCGCCCAAGGCTTTCTACAGCTAAGGGCTGTTAACTAGGAGGAATTATGCCTTATCCAGTTGCCGCCGCAGCCATCATGGCCGGAACCGGACTGCTCGGAAATCTGATAGCGTCGCATAACGATGCTGAATCACGCGAGAACGGTCGCCGTTACCTTACGACGATGCAGGGCTCTACCGACTCGAAGTACGCCGATATCCTCAACGATATCGAGAGGTACTACGACAAGCGCCTCGGTGCTTTCGGCAACGCTGACGACGTGGCGAACTATCGCGGCCTTGTCGACGCGTACGACCCTAACCAGATGTACTACACTCCGGGTGAGTTCGACACGGAGAAGGCAGTCGGCTCTGTCAACGACTACGTAAATCCGTACTACCAGCAGATCATCGGAGACACCGCAGAACAGGTGCAGCACACAGCTGCCGGTGCGGGTGTGGGCAGAGGTTCTGGCGCGGCCTATCAGATTGCGAAGGAAGTGGCCGAGAAGAACCGCGAGCTCTATAACGACGCGTACGGTCGCTACAAGGATGCGCGTGACTTCGAGTACGGCAAGTACAACGACTACATCCAGAACATGCAGAACGCACTGGCACAGAGACGTGCGGCTATGGATTCGAAGATTTCTCTGACCGGAAACCTCGCGAACGACTACGTGTCAACTATGGATGCACAGATGAGCGACATGCTCAAGGCAAAGCAAGACCGTATCGGTTCGCAGACTTCCTACGCAACAGCGATGGCGGGGCTGTACTAATTTGGAGGTGACAGAATATGGCAGGAATTTATACGAGAGACAACCTTGCCCAGATTCTCAACGCAGGTCTTGAGAACGCGCTGAAGCGTCAGGGCGAGAGAACCAAGATTGAGAACGCCCGTATTGCGGACAACGTAAAGTCAATAAACAACTTCGTGAAGTCCGTGGGCTATGCCGGTGAGGACGATGACCTCGACGAGAAGCTCAAGAAGCTCCAGATGGAGAGGCTTGCAGCCCAGAAGGCACAAGATGAAATGCTCGGTACGTCCATGGAACGCAGCGGAGAGGCTCTGAACGACCGCTACCGCGACTTCATGCTTGGCGGTGGACTGAAGACGGCGATGTCTCCGTCCGGCCCGAGCAACGGCCCCGGAGTCTCTTACGAACAAGTTATGGGGATGAAGGGTTACGTTCCGTACGGGTTTACGGTACCCAGCTACGCCGATGCACTGAAGCGCCGGATGGCCTACAGCGACATCATGAACCGTGGTGGAGGAATTTACTAATGAGACCGATCGAAGAAATTGATGCAGACATCGCCGCAGTACAGCAGCAGATTTCTATGCGCAACGCATTGGGATACAAGGCTGCTCGTGCCAAGGCAATCCTCGACCACGACACTAGCGGACTAGAACGCATCTACTCGCTGATGAACCAGGCCGAGCAGAACAAGATTGCACGTGAAGCACAGCAAGCGTTCCAGACTTCCGAGCGAGAAGCCACGCAGAAGTTCCAAGCTGAACAGAACGATCTCAACCGTGGCCTTCAGGCGTTGCAGTACGCTTCGTCCAAGGAAGAGGCCAAGGCGAAGGCGATGCAGATGCTTCAGGACGCGTTCACACAGCGCAAGAACCTCCCGGTTATGTCTACCGACAAGGACATCGCTATGGCTGATGCCGCATTGAAGTTCGCTATAGCCCATGCAAAGAACCAAGGACTTACCGGTCTCGAGGACTACAGCATGGAAGGTGCCGGAAACGACTACAACAAGCTGAAGGAAGACTTCGGTCTCTATTCCACTTTCCTTGGAAACGAGGACATGGACGCAGTTGAAGCCAAGGACGCATGGCTTGCAGACTTTATCCGCAACCACGCGGACGACCCGGCTTCCAAGACGGCTGTCGAGGTACGCCGCAGTCTCGCCTCCAGGAAAGCCAAGCTCCAGTCTGACAAGGATTCGTCAACCACGAAGCTTCTTGACGACGCCTTGAAGAACAAGGAATGGGACAGGGTCGAGAAGTACCTTGGGGAACTGTACAGCGACGTATTGAAGAACGAGTACGGTGAAAAGTACAAGGCGGCAAAGACCAGAAAGGGCAAGTCCGAAGGCAAGTCAAACCGTCGCTTCAAGTAAGGAGTAACGATGTCAGATAAACTGCCAACTATAGATTCGCTTGCACGGAAGACATTCAGCCCAAAGCAGCTGGACTTCCTGTACGATCACCAGGACCTCTTCCAGAAGGACGAGGATCCTTTGCAGTATCTAGCCAACATGGCTAAAGCCTTGATTGACGCTGATGAAGTAACTCCGTCAACAGAGGCGAGGATATCCAAGGCTTCGATGTACTCAAAGGCTCCGACGCTGGACGATTTCGCCGGAGCAGCCGGTGTCGTTGGGAACGACTCTCTCAAGGCGGGTGACGAATTCCTCCGCCGTTACTTCGACAAGTCCACGCCAAGCACGGAAAAGAATGCGTGGGTGTGGGGAATCGAGGACAAGTACGGCGACAAAGGATGGGAACGTGCCAAGAAGTCCATCCAGCAGAGGGAACTGTCCAACATGGAGAAGGCAATCCTCGAAGGGAGAGCCAAGGCTGTCGATGAAGGCTCCAGCGGTTTCTTGGGTTTCCTTAACCGGACGCTCAATCCTACGGCATACAAGGAAGCTGTTTACCAGTCCTTGAACGATGTTCCTATGGACAAGTCCAGAGTACGTAACGCAGCTATAGTCGATTTCGGTGCAAACGCTCTGGAAGCCAGTGCGGTTGGGCTGAACCCGATGGTTGCAATACCGACTATCATGGGAGCAGAGACTGGTCGCCAGATGCTGGCTAACCGGGTGTTCGGTCACAAGACCAAGCCGGAGGAGATTGCCTCCATGGCTATCGGTGCGGGTCTGGCTGGTGGAACTACTCCGGCTGCCATGACTGGCCTTGGAACTTTCTTGTCTAAAGTTCCCGGCATGAGGGATTTAGGACGCGGACTGGTAAAGGGAGCCCGTGGTTATCGGACTGACTATGTCCAGCAGCTTGACGACCTGACCAAGGACGTTCTTGAACTTCGCAAGCTCAAGGCACAGGATGCAAGCAAGATGGGTGCAGCCCAGCTAGACTATATGCAGAATCTTGAAAACGATGTAGCGTCGAAGCTCAAGACTATCGGCGTAAATCCGGACAACAGTCTGCTTAGTAACTTGGCCGAAAACATCGAAAACAACATGCTCGCTAAAGAACCGTCGAAATTCACTATTGCGGACATCATCGGAACTGGTGAGAAGCTTACCGACAAACAAGCGAAGAAGGAACTTAGCGACGTTTACAGGCGTAAACGTGACTGGAATTATGCTCCGGATGCTGAGACTTTCGCAAGACAGCATGACTGGATGGCTTCTGACCAGTACAAAGTATTGAAGGAACTGTCAGAAACTGACCCTAATTTGTTCATGTCCCTCGTGTTCGGCAGTAACCCTCGCAAGAACCTCAACGCCTATACGAGAGCCCAGGGTGCCAAACCTTATGTCCGTCCGGAGACAGTCATGCCGACAGCTTCCGACATAGCCGAAGCGGAAAGGGCTTCGCAAGCGGCAAAGGATATCGGTTCACAGCTCCGTATGCTGTTCCCTGCAAAGTATGCCAAGGACGCCGGACGTGCCGAAAGCTGGTTACAGCGTAACCTAGATATCGGAAGCATGCTGGCCGGAGGCGCCGGAGCTATGGAAACCACGATGCGTGTGAATCCGCTCGACGTTCCGTCCGCAGTTGCCGAAGGTACGCTTGACAAGCTTCGCGACTACAGGGATGCGCAGTGGTTCAAGGACTTGAAGAAGGACAACCCGAAACTGGCCAAGGCGTTCGAATCCGTATTCAAAGGAAGATAACGATGAGAAATTTTGATACATGGGACACCTACCTAGACCTTAACGGTAAGCCGTTGCTCGGATGCGTCCAGTTCAACGTCAAGGACGGCACCACCGTCGCCGGCATCTACGACAGCGACGGCGTTGCTCTCGCCAACCCTATCCTTACCAACATCAACGGTCGCACTGCCCGACAGGTCTTCCTGAACTCGGATGTCCGTGCCTACTTCTACAAGTATGTCGGAGAAGGCCGGTTCAGCGATGTCGAGGAAATCTCGATAGATACCTCGGACACGACCAAGTGGTCTCTCCAGTACACGGTCGAGAGCCAAGACGGACGTATAATCCACATCGACAGCGTGAGCCCGATGGCACTGTCAACCATGAGGAACCTCCGTGAGCTTGACCCAGCGACCGTTCCTTCTGTTGACGGCCTCCGTATCGTCACGCTTCTCGGTTACTACGACGGAGGCGACTGCTCTCCGGTTGAGTACATCTGGGACGGCGGTTCTTCGGAGGATGACGACAACGGTTCCGTCATCAAGGCTTACAATACACAGGTTGGACGCTGGAAGCTCGTAGCTCCTGAAGAAGTCGTGGACTCGCGTCACTTCGGAATCTTCCCGCAGAACTCCGCCCTAGCTGACGTAGACCACACGACGCGTATCGTCCAGCTGGTGAACTACTGCAACTCCAAGTCGTTGAGCCCGTGGTTCAACGGATCCGTATCGAATCCTTACTTTATCTACACAGCACTCAACGTGAACAGCCGCAATCCCATAGTTGTTTCACGTGGAACACAGTTCGTTGACAAGGCGAACAGCCAGTTCTACGGTGACTGGGAAGGCAATCCCTTGTTCGTAAACGGCAAGACTGCTGTGTCTTGCAAGGTTATACGTACTTCGTGGAACTTTCGCGATGCGATAACCTATGACGAGGTGTACATCGATTCGTCCACCGTCAAGAACACCTACCAAGACGCCTACGTCACCGTGCTGGTTCCTACAGCCGGAAAGACGTTTATACGCTGTCAGATTGTGTCAGACGGAAAGCTCGCGAACAACACGTTCCAGAACTGCGTGCTCCGTGCCTCGATGTTCACGAACGAGTCGCTGTCTCCGGTTATAGATAACAACTGCACCATCCAGCCTCTGGACTTCGCAGACCGCATGGATTTGTGGTGCGTGCTCCGTTCACAGCAGCAAGACCCGGTCATCGACGTCTGCATGCAGACTCTTGACGCGCACTGCACCATCTCGCTTGACGGAATCTTTATCAAGAACGCTCTGTTCGACGGATTCGTGCATGACGCTACCGTGTCTCTCGGCCTAGAATGCTGCCGTGGAAACATGACAGTCAACGCTCTTGGGAACTATGCTCTTACGGTCGAGGATTCCGAGCTCACCGTCACCTTCTCCGGAACAGGCGAAGTCGGTGTCGGCATGCAACCGGCTATCAATATCCGGAACTCCACCTTGGGTTTCGTTAACCAGCTGACGTATCTGTTGTCGCTCGGCGCGGTTGACACGTCATTCAGCGGTAACGGCGTAGTCGTAAACGGCGATGTAGCGATGGACGGATGCAACGTGGCTATTCCGGTGACCGTTCGAGGCAAATATGTTGTACGTCACAGTACGATTGCCAGCAACGTGGTGCACTACACAGTGCACCAGATTGCGGAAGTGGAAATGACGCACTGCGACCTACGTGCGTACTACTCGCTGGTTCCTTCTGTCGCCGGTACGGTGGTTCACGGAGTCTGGGCAAACAACAGCTCCAACGTGGATTCACCTATCGTAATCGACAGAACGAACCTTGACTTGGTAGACTCTCACCACATCTACACGTACTCGAACAACAGCGGAGGCTTCCTTCCGTACGAGACCAAGGTGGCGGTGCACGAGTTCACCATCCACCACAGCACGATGGCCAGCACCACGGATATCCCTACCGAACCTTACCATCTCACTCAGATGGTGCTCGGAGGCACCGATTCAGACACGAACGGTCGTCCGTCCGGCTACACGTTCCCTTGGTACAGCCAGCCTCTGTTCGACACGATACGCATGTTCCGCATCGGTACCGACAGGTTCCAAGTCAGGGCGAAGCTGGTGGCATGGCCGCAGCTTCTCGAGGACGATGGTTCGACCGGGGAGTACCAGTACAACCGTTACCACGACGCGTTGCTGGGCGCATACTATGTCGATGGCTTCACGTGGGGCGTAATGCCGTTATGGGACGACCTGTCCGCTACACCGCTGGCCACCTCGAAGAACCCGAGATTCTTCAAGGGGTCGCTGTCCTTCAGCCTGAACAATCTGCCCAGCTTCACCGACTACCACGTGTCCATGGGAATCCAGTACGAATGTCTGGACAAGCACGAATAGAAGTAATTTAATGCAAAAAGGAATTTTGTATGGAAGAGAATACAGAAATCATCGAACAGTGCAACGAGTTCCTTCGCAAGTCCAGCAAGCGTTACTCCACGACACTGAAGCGTGCCGCAGATGACCTCCAGTCATACTCCGGCTCGTTCTGGACTGACGGCATGAAGAAGGATTACCGCAGCGGCAAGAACCGTCTCTGTCTCGCTCTCAACAACTGGAACGTCATGTGCAACGCCATCGCAAGCCCGATGAGCGCGTCTCCGTGGCATACCGAGCTGAAGAACCAGTCGGCTCCGGAGCTCAAGCAGATACAGGAGCAGATCGACGAAATCGAGCAGCGCAACGACGTGAAGACCAGCATCCAGGACTCGTTCCGCAAGGCAGTCCTTACCGGCTACGGCTTCCTCGTGGTTTCCGTGGACGTTGACGAGTTCACCGGCGAACCGATGATTGTCGTGGAAAGCGTAAAGCATCCGCAGACGGTCGCGCTAGACCCGGCTATCATGACTGTGGACGGAAGTGATGCCGAAGAAGGCGCCATCGTGAACTTTATCGGTATCAGAAAGGCCAAGCGTCTCTATGGCGATGACGTGGTTCCCATGAACTACCCGGCATCGCAGGGCTTACTATCGACCGTAGGACTGTCCCAGTGGACTTGCCCGGTAGACCAGGTAGCTTTAGTGTCATATTATGTCAAGGAAGACTCTGGGGTTCATTATTACCAGATTTGCGGCAACAAGGTCGTGAAGGAAGCCGTGCTTCCCATAAAGGTTATCCCGATTATCCGCATCGCCGGAAACGAGATCTTCGAGAACGAACAAGTTAACTACAACGGCATCATCCAGCAGACGATGTCGCTAGAACTCGGTGCCAACATCGCGTATTCTACGCTGATTGAACGCTGCGGTCGCTCCGTCAAGGCGAACTACATCATCAACGTTGACGCCATCGACGGACTTGAAAACTACTACGCACAGGCTGCCGACGAGGATTCAGCCGTGGTTCTCTGGAAAGGCGAGCACGCTCCGACTCCGATTACGGAACAGTTCGCGACCGGTGACTTGCAAGCCACGGTTACCACTTGCCGTACCCTCATGGAAGACGTGACCGGTGTTCCTTTGACCGGAATCCCTGAGTCCGCACCGGAGAAGACTGCCACGGAAATTCTACGCCAGCAGACCTCGAAGGAATCGAACACAGCCAACTACTACAACAACGCGTTTACCTCTTGCCGTACTCTCGCCAAGATATTCATCGAGATGCTTACCGGAGGAACCGACTTGCAGTTCTCTCTCGAGAACGGCCCGTCCGTCGTGACCAGACAAATGAAGGCACGTCAGGAACTCAGCGCCCTGTCGGCGGTATGTCCGGAAGAAATGAAGGGCATTCTCGCCGTCTACTTTGCACGTACCCTCGAGGACGACGTGGGCGAGGACATCTCCAGAAACATGGTGGCCAACCTTCCGCCGAACCTCCAGTTCCTCGAACAGAACAGCGAGGCCGACCCGGTAGCCCTGCACCAGCTCAGCCAGATGAAGCAGACTCTCGACATGGCTATGGCACAGCTGGACGAAGTTGGAGCCCAGAACCAGGAACTCCAGAAGCAGCTTGATGCCGCCAACCTCTCTCTGATGGAAGGCCGTGAGGAACGTATCCTCAAATGGAACATCGAGCAGATGAAGGAACAGGACCGCATGGCACTGGAAACCGCAAAGTTGCAGCAGTCCGGAGTAGTGGACGCCGGAAAGCTCCAGCTTGACGCGGCCAAGGTTATGCAACAGGCCGAGAACGACCAGATAAAGGCCATGAACGAGTCCGACCGGATGCTTATCGATCTCCAGAAACGTGCTAACGAGACCGAAAGGCGCGACATGGCCGTGAGAGGTGAAGGATGATATCGTTCAACTTCGGGCTTGGCGACATAAACGCCGTGAACTACGCGAACCGTCTCGCCGCACGTCGGCAGACGGAGGAGCAGAGGGCACAGATACGGGCAAAGTATCTTTCCCTTGTCGGCTCGATGTTCCCCAGCGCGTTCGCGGCTAACCGTGCCGCCGAACACGAGCTGGACACCATACCGGAATACTGGGATAACGATAACCAGCCGAGGCTTCCGCTCAATCCGACCAGCACGATGATATCGCGCATCGAGCCGAGGATGGGCGGCGCCTTCATCTATTTCCGTAGCAATCCATCCAAGGCGTATTTTTATCCGGCATCGGGTAACACCGCAGCCACCGCCAAGAAGGTCGAGCAGCTGGTAATTTCTCCGGACGTCGAGAAACATTTCCACACGTTCTGGAAATAGCTGTACTTATTCATGATGAACGGAAGGAAACCGGTTCCTTCCAGTGCAAAGTTTAAACCGGTCTTAAATGGAATTAGCCGCCATGATATCAACAGAAGATGCTTACAAGATGACAGCCGAAAAGATGAAGCGCGAAGCCGAGCCCGCACAGCCGGAGGAACAGCCGAAGCCGACGGAAGAAGTCATCGAACCGGAGTCCAAGACGGAACCGGAGAAGGTAGAGGAACCGAAGGAAGAACCGAAGCCGGAGGCAGAAGAGCCTAAAGCCGAAGAGAAGCCGGAAGAGACGAAGCCGGAGCCGGAAGAACAGCCGAAGGACGACAAGCCGGTAGAAAGCAAGGACAAGGACAAGGACAACCGTCCGCCAAGCCAGAAATATTCCCACGAGGACAGGGTCAAGCATTCCTTTGCGAAAGAGAAGGAACGCCGCAAGACCGCCGAGAAAGAGAACAAGGCACTGAAAGCCCGTAACGAGGAACTCCAGAAGGAGCTCGACAAGTACAAGGGTCTTACTCTCGCCGATTTCGACAACAAGGTGGAAGACTATGTCGACTACAAGACCCATGAACAGTCGCTGAAGAGCGAACTGGACGCCAACAAGAAGCTCATCGAGCGTTCCGAGGCGGACATGGAAAGGGAAGAAAGCGAACGCCGGGTGAACCTATCGTTTGCAGATGAAGCCGAAAAGGCAGAATACTACGACTTGCTCGAGACTAGGGGTGAAGAATTCCAGAACGCCCTCAAGACCTACGACAAGGAAAACGTGGTATTGCAGTACCTGGCAAGATGCGAACAACATCCGAAAGTGCTGAAGGCACTGATGGAAGACAGCAATGCGCTTGGTTACGTGTTCCAGGACCGTGACCCTAACGCGAGACAGGCCAGACTCCATTCGCTCGCCCAGTACATCATCGAAGGCAAGCAGTCCAAGCGCGTCGAGGAAGTTCCTCAACAGACAAAGGCTCCCGAGCCACCGAAACCAGCGCCTCTTCCGGTTATCGGAAAACAGGTGACGGTCAACGCGGGACGTGGTGCCGAACCAGTCCACGACAGGGCATACTGGAACAACTACTTGCGCCAGCATCCGCGTGGATAACAACGTAAAATTCTTTTATAAGGAAACTTAAAAATGGCTAATACCTTTAAGACCAGCCAAAAGACCGAGCTCGTAGCTCTCCGTGCAGCCGAATCCGCTGCATATCTCACTGTCGGTTCCAAGAAGTTCATCAAGGACGACCTCAAGAACAAGCGTAACGGCAAGAAGTACCAGTTTGTCATTGCAGACAACGGTGAATTCTGCCGTGGCATTGACGTCTCCGGCATGCCGGCAGACCTCAAGGAACGTACTGTGGAAAAGGTGCTCAAGGTCTCCAACCAGAAGATCAAGACCAACCTTCTCGAACCTATCACCGACATGAACTGGGACGTCGAAGCCGCCATCCCGAACGGCAAGTCTCTTATCGAGAACACTGTCGCTGACGCCATCAACGGCGTGCTCGGCAAGGAAGTCGACAAGGGTGTCATCGGCACGTACTATGACGGTGACCTCGGCATGCAGGACACTGCCTTCGCCGGTATCGGTTACGGCCCGTTCGCATCGGCCTACAACTACCTCAACTCCATCAGTGATGAAGACCAGTACTTCTTCATTCACCCGATGATCAACTCCAAGCTCTCCGTCACCGGTAAGTCTTTTGACCCGACCAGCGCCGACCCGATCTTCTCCAAGGGATTGCTCGGTACTTACTCTGGCCAACAGGTTCGTGCTTGCCGTGAACTTCCGCTTGTCCACATCTCCAAGACTCTCTCCGACGCCGTCAACGCTTGCTCGTCCGTCGAATACTCTGACGCCGGTGCATCCAGCGGTATCGCCACGATTACGTTCGGTGGCGTGAACGAGAAGTTCCCGAAGGGTTCTGTCGTGTGGTTCAACGACGTGTACGCTTGCGACCTCATCGGTCTCCGCACTTCCGAAAACCGTGCATTCGTCGCAATCCAGGACTCCACCGAAAATGGCGTCATGATTGTCCGCGCAATCACGGAAGAGGAATGGATCGGTCGTGGTACTCGTTCTCTCGCGACTGCTGCTGGTGAAGCATTCGGCGCTAGCAAGTCTGCCGCTATCTCCGCCTTCAACACTGCCGCCTCCAACGGTGTCCGCTTCCCGGAAGCTGGCAACTACTTCGGTGCGCTTGTCCGCTTGAACGGTTCCTACGAATTCGAAACGCTCGACGCAATCGACGCTTCCAACGCAGAAACCGAACATGCCGTGAACGAAGGTCTCCACGTGTTCATGAACCGTGGTGTTGACGTGCTCGCCGGTACCAACGTGACCCGTTGGACTACGACTTACCTTGCCGGTATTGTGGAACCGCGTGCGGTCTCCTACATGCTCATCAAGGATGCCAACGTCAACTTGGTGAAGGTAGTGAACGACTAAGCTTCGCTAACATGAAATAACATGAAGGCCCAGACTGTCACGGTCTGGGCTTTCCTTTATGCGTCAAGATGGTGGATTGGCGTCTTCGGATCTGCCGTCTCCGCCATGTACTCTCGGTAGACTTCGTCTATGTGCTCCTCGATGGCCTTGACCTTCTGCCTTTCGCGTATCTTCTTCGAGTAGTACGTGGAGACCGCCGTTATCCCCGCTAGGTACACGTAGCTGTACGGCTTCGTGTTCGGTTTGATGTACTTGAGCGACCTCCACATGTCGTAGAATATCTGGTCTGCCAGCTCTTCCAGCTCATCCCTTCCGGGGTTCACCTTGGGG